TGAGTAAGTATTACCGAAAGGATTACCTCTGGTAACAGCAATATGAACCCAAGTGTTTGCTGAAAACACGCCATTTACATTAAATAGCGTTCCGTTTGCTCGAATAACTAACAGATTATCCGTTGCTTGGCGAAGAGCTAACGCATTGTTAGATGTGGAATCCCTAGAATCAAAGAACACCGCATCTTGTGTGCCACTAGCGGGTCTGACCCACATATCTATTGTAAACGGGTCGCCACTAAAATTGTAGGTTTCTTGAGACTCTAAATAGTCACCAGAGCCATCTAAAAGTAAACTTGCCCCACCAAATTTCGACTGAGCCGTAGATATTTGAGCATCCCCAGACCCAAAGAAAGTAATTGGGGTGGGGAACGGTGTTGTCGCAGAGACGCCGGTAACAGCGACGCCTGCATCCGCCGTTACCGTAACAGCGTTTACAGACGCTGTTGCAGACACGCCTGTAACGGAAGTGTTAGCATCCGCTGTAATGGTAACAGAATCTACAGAAGCTGTAGCCTCAAGGCCTGTAACTGAAACATTAGTATCAGCAGTAACTGTGACCGATCCGACACTACCTGTTGCAGAAAGGCCACTAACAACAGTGTTAGCATCAGCTTGAACCGTAACAGAGCCTACCGACGCTGTTGCAGACACACCCGTAACAAACGTGTTAGCGTCAGCAGATACGGTAACAGACCCAACCGCCGATGTAGCTAAAACACCGGTAGCTGGCGCGTTAGCGTCTGCTGTTACAGAAACAGTGCCTACTGATCCTGTAGATCCAGGAAGAGCAATGTCGCCGCCCCAGGTGCTTTCTCCCCAACCTAGTGTGGAAGAGTTCCAGCCCTGAAAGGCGACGATGGCGTCGGACATTTAAGCGATCCGAATGATCGCCGTGCTGGCATCCGCAGTTGGGAAAACAACGGTGAAATCACCAGCAGTAGACGTCTTATCGCTGCCGAAATCCAAAACCACAACTGACGGGTTGGTCAGTGAAATTGATGTGGTGTTTGGTGTACTGTTGTAGATCAAGGCGCCACGTGCGGTGATTGTGGCTGTAGACCATGTTTCGTCATCAAAATCACCAAAAGCTGTTGTTCCAGAAGTAGTAGGATCAACGCTTGTTAGGGCTTGACCTGTAGCTGTGTATCCCGTTCCACTAACTTCGTTAGTAGCTGTATAAGCTGTGGTAGACGCATCCAATGTAGCAGATGACGTATATAAAGCCATTTTAAATGTATCGCCTGCCGCAGCAAAGTCGTGTGCGCCAAACATTAATTCCTTCTTAAAAGAAGTACACATGAAGTTTCCGGTAAACGCCATTTCATAGCCTCCTAATCAATTCTGCAAGGTCCGGGTGCCCCGCATCATTAAGGGCGTTAAACACAGTCGTCCGGTCACTTTTTATGGCCTCACGCATGTAAAACTCAAGCAGTTTAACAAGTTTTCGGCGAAAAGCATAGGCTTGGTCCCGAATTGCAGCAGGTGCTTCGTCAGAAACAGATATTATTCTGTCCGCACAACGCTCTGCCACTTCTTCTGGAGTAAACCCACGGTATTTGGTGGTCCGAACTTCGATGCCAAAATCATTCGCAAACGCGGTTTTTAAAGGTGTTACATTCATTGTTTTGGTCTGATTACCATACCAGTACGATACTGGTCAGTAACCTCCTTAGCCTCACCAAACATTTTCAGAGCTACCATTGCTTCTGAAAATCTCTTTTCATATTGAGCCATAATGTCCTGTTCACCCTTCATATACAGATACGCCTCGACGAGGCTTCCGTATAATAAAGCAATTTCAGCATTTTCACTCAACCATGTTGTTTCGCTTCCAGCACCCGCAGTCAAGCTTGCTGGACGGTAGAAGTAGTGCAGTTCTGTTGTATAACTATCGTCAGGCGTAGGACCAAGGACAAAATGGTCAATATCAAAGATGGCATAATACCTTGGATTACCTGTTGTTGTGGCATCCGGATTAAACGTCTGCACATAATCAACGTCTTTATAATCCAAAAACACGTGATCTCCGTCAGAATTAACAAAAGACAAAGAAAACGGAGCCAAAAAGTCTGTTGGCGCGGAAAGGTATTTATTAGATGCCGTCATCGTTCCGCTAACATTCTTGCGGAATAAACTGAGCTGCACGTTTTTGAGTATTCTTTCCTCGGAAAGCTGAATAAACGTGGGAAGATTATTAACGAAAGACGTTTCGTCATTTTCCGTATAATCTTGGATTGCGGTTTTGAGTTCGTCGTATGTAAAGCTCATGGCGTACTTACCGTCACTTGTCCAACCTGCGTGTATCCTGGCGCAGGCCGTAAGGTTGAATCTTCTACCAGGGGAACACCTACATAAACATCTGTGGGCTCTACAATATCAGGTCTAGCATTACGCAAAGCTTCCGGATCTACTACCTTTCGAAACGGTCCTAGCTGAGGATGCTTAGGCTCATATTGGTCTGGTCCTACTAGAAGACCATTCCATTCTTTACGCATGACACGATACGGGTATCTAAACCCAGAACGGTCACAAATTGCCCAAGAGTCTTTTCCACTGGCAAATTTAGCCATTATCGCGCTCCATAATAATCATATTTAGGAGCTACGTTGAACGAAGCACGATCACGGTCTTCTTCGGCCGCACGTTGAAACTCTTCTTCATACACGGCTTTAAGTAGTTGAGTACGCTGAGGAGCCCGCTTCAAGGATAGATAATAGGATAGACCTGCGGCCAAACAAGGATAAAACCGAAAAGGGATATCCATTGTATTTACGAACGTGTCTGCATCATCCATTCGAGTCAAAGCATCGTAAAGAATAACGTCTGTACTGTTGTCTGGAATCGGCCAAATTTTTAGGTTTGGCGTTAATTGACGGTCCAAAAAGAACTGATTAGGCCGACCTTGTGTGGTTTTATTGGGTATAGTGATATAATCATCACGGCTAAGACGCTCTAGGGAATAATCTGTACTATCACGTCTAACCACCACAGATAAGACATCAATAACGTCAGCACCCAAGTCATATTCGCCGTCACCTTGAACCATTGTTATAGAACGCTGTTTTATCGTCCATTGGTTTAAGCCACGGTTAGACCAATCCGCCAGCATTAGGTTTAAAGAACGCTTTGCCGTCTTGAGATCGTATCCTGTACGAACCTCAAGCCCACAACGCTCAAAAGCCTCCTCAATGTAGTCGGAGACGTCTAATTCAAAGTTTTTGCTGCCGGAAGTGGCCATTTATCACTCCTTAACGAGCTTGTAGCCTTTGTCTTTGGCCATCTTGCGAAGGTCAGCGACAGAAACACCGCCTTTTTTCATCATTTCAGGCTTTTTAACCATACCACCACCGCGCATTTTCTTTACCATGCCGCCGCCGCGCATCTTACGAGGGTTCATCGCCATTTTTCAGTCTCCTGTACAGTTTTTTGCGAAGTTCAAAGATATCTTTGGCGTCATAACCGTCTTCATATCCGTCATAATACCCTTTTTTAGACAGTTTGTCTGCCGCTTCCTGAAGCTTAGACAATCTTTGCACAAAAATTAAAGAATATTGGTTATCTACCAACGGTTCAAAGGGTACATCTTCCTCAAATTCGGACATTTCGTCTTCTGGATGAAAACCCATTAGCCAAATGTCGCGATCTATGAAAAAACCTTCTGCAATGGCTAGGTTTAAGCCGTCCAAATAAGTGTGAAAGTCTTCATTATCTAGTTTGTTTTCCATATCCACAATAATAGCAACGTCGAATATGTCCTGAAACTGGGAAATTGTTGAATACAATGTTTGATAATTGTTTTCATACTTGAAAATCACCGCAACACGATCTTCTAACCAAGCTTGCTTGGCATAAGGACACGGCGGTAGGTTGTTAAAAAAAGGGTGCGGGGTATTTAAAGCCGTGTTTGACCACTCCATCATTTCACGAACGATGGCGTTTTCTTGTGGAAGGCCAAAAAACCCTAGTTTCATGACTGTGTAACAGACCCTTTGGTCCGTTTCCTACGATTTGCCATCACCAAACCGCATCCGCGAGCGACAGCCGTTCCTGGTATGCCTTTTCCATTAAACTTTCGTTTTGGTTTTGGCAAGGATACCGCCCCACCATAAGCAAAATTTACTTCAGCTTTTTTGGTGTTTTTAACGTAAGTTTGCTTGCTTTGTTTCTTCTTTTTTGCTGTTGCCTGTCTTTCTTGACGGCTTAAACTACTGGCTTTTGCTCTAGGCAAACACCTATCCGGGTTTTTCTTATCTTTAGACGTACCACATTCGCCAGCAATGTTTCCACTACTGTCAATACGAACCCAATCCTGTTTCAACCACTTGTCTAGTTCACCCATTCTTGCTTTTCCTCTTTGAGGATTTGGCATAATTAGGATCTTTACAATACTTAGATGCAGCTAAGTTAGCATAAGCACTAGGATACGTGTCAAATGTACGTTCAGCCCAAGCTTTTCCTGCTGGACAAATTTTACTGCCTTTGCTTTTTGGAGAGGCTTTTGAGGATTTACGTGAATAAGCCACTATTTAGTCCCCACATTAAACAAAAACTGCACAAAAGCGTCGCTACTCATTATTCCCGCAAAAAACAAAGCACCAACAAGCATCCATTTCGCTTGAAAAACAGCCTTTTTTACATCACTCATGTCAGTGTGTAGCTGATCTACACGATCTACGATATGTTTTTGTTGCGTTTTCCATTCGGTGAACTCTATTTCAAGTTCATGCAAGCTTTTGTCTGCCACGAAAGTCACCCTACCATGCCTTACAAGACCAGTACCGTGCAGAAAACTTATCTTTTGCGGTATCACATGAATGTCTGGCTCTAAAGTTACTTCGTCGTTTGGGTTGATCTTTTTTAATTGACATATTTGGGTCTCCGAACCTAACAAGCTTAACTTCAGAGCCTTTTTTAGCGAGAACTGCGCTTTTTTTGGGTTTTCCTGGAGTTCTTTTAGGCTTGTTGAAGCCCGCGAAAGTTTCTCCTCGGTATTTAATACGTCCTGAAGGTAATCTTTCAACATCTTTTGTAGTCGCCACTACAGCTCACTCCCGTTTTGAATGTAAATAAACTCCATTGACGCGGAGACATTAAAGTCAACCGACCCTGAAGAAGAAAATGCTCTCATCTCTAAGTCTGTTTTTTCTGTGAACTTTAACGGGAAAGTATAAAACTGTTCGTGTGCGCCATCCGTAAGAGTAAATCTTTCTTTTATCTGGAAAACTTCTTCGTATGGCCTAGCAACAAGAGAAGCATTTAGAACAGCAGGTGTTTGCGTTGAGGTGCCTGTAGACAAAGCCATTTTTGTAAGGAACGCTGTATATCCTGCGGGAACTGTCCAAAGAGCCATCAATGTTTGGTTATCACCATCCCCGTTTATAGTCAGGTATATATTAGCTGGAACCCCAGATGTAACAGTACCTGTTCCTGCGTAAAGTGTGCCAGCGTTTGCGCCACCACTACCTGCACTGCGAACAATGCCGCGATTTATACGCAAATAAGATTTTGTCGTATTAACAGCCGTTTGTCCGTTTAATGTGACAACTTCGTTTATTTCGTTGTAATCAGCGTCTAGGCCAAAAATCTCTACTGTTCTTGCACCCGTTCCTGCGGCAGTGTCGTTA